TCGAACCCACCCATCTCCACCAAGGAACACATTATTTCCCCCGATAGTGTGTTCCTTAATGGGGATGACTTGGAATCGACATCGTAACAGAAGGTTAATAGTTGTAAGACCCAAAGTAAACGCAAACGCAGATACTTACGCAATCGCAGCCTGATAGGCATAGTGTGATTTGAGGATTTAGGCAGGATGAACCTTATAACCAAATCATCCTCCACCAATTTAAAATTGTATATATACATTTGAATTGAATCGATTATAGGAATGAATATATGAGCAAGAACATTATGTGGACAACCAATTACTGTCCCTTTTGCGATAAAGCAAAGAGATTGTTAGATAAAGCAGGTATTGGATATGAGACTCGACTGGTTGATGGTGAGTTTTGGACATTAGAAAACTTATTATCTTATATCCCAGGAGCAAAGACCTACCCACAAATCATGTTAGGTGATAACTATGTGGGTGGTTGTGATGATTTAGAATATTTCTTGTTAAGGAATCCGCATGGTTTGTAGAGAATGTAATAGCGAATATGATGTATTCATTGATAATGAAAAAGAAATGGTTTCTGCGAGTGATATGGATATAGAAACTCCATATTGTCCGTTCTGTGGCGAAGAGCAAGAATGGAGAGATGGGTTCGATGAAGTGGACGTATAATGGTAAAGACTTTACTTCAGATGATATTAACGACTATTACGGTTTTATTTACCGTATCACTAATATGGTTAACGGGCATGATTATGTGGGTAGGAAGTATTTCAGGACCAAGCGTAAACTTAAACCACTTAAAGGTAGAACGAATAAGCGTCATAGAATTAACGAAACCGACTGGGAAGATTATTACGGTTCATCTAAGCGACTATTAGCTGATATAGAAGAACTTGGTGAGGATAACTTTAAACGAGAAATCCTTGAGTTATGTACTACCAGAGGCAATACAAATTACGCTGAATTGGTATGGCAAGTGAAGGAAGAAGTGTTATTGAGAGAAGATTCTTATAATGGTATTATTGCTATTAAGATAGGGGTTGGATCAGTTAAGAATTATATAATGGAGAAAGAAGATGGTACTAGTTGATTTTGCAGGCATTGCAATTGGATCTGTATTGGGGCAATTGAATAAAGGTGAGAAATTAAGTGAGAACTTGGTTAAGCACATTGTTTTAAATAACATTAGAACATATCGTAATAGATTTCCAGAGAGTGAGTGGGGAAGACTAATCGTGTGTTTAGAGGGTCGTTCTTGGAGAAGAGACTTGTTCCCAGAATACAAAGCTGCAAGGACTACTACCAAATCAAAAGACAAATATGATTGGACAGAGATATACCGAATATTAGATATAGTATCCTCTGACATCAAAGAGAACTTTCCGTACGCTGTAATTCAAGTGGGCAATGCTGAAGCTGATGATATCATTGGTGCATTGACAATCGAAGAGATGGGAAAACTTGGAGCTGACAAAGTTGCTATCGTATCAGCTGATAAAGACTTTATTCAATTGCATACTTTAGGTGAGGTTGTTCAATATAGCCCTATGCAAAATAAGATGGTTAAGGAAGAAGATGCTGGGCGATATTTATTCGATCACATCCTCAAAGGAGATTCTACAGACGGCATACCCAATGCCAATTCTCCTGATAATACCTTTACTGACAAGATTAGACAGAAGCCAATGAGAAAGAAGGATATGGACATGTATTGGGAGAATAAGAATACTTATCAGGGTGGTATGGATGATTTGGTATATAGAAATTATATGAGGAATAAGAAGATGATTGATTTACACGAAATGCCTAAGGACGTGTATAAGTCAGCAGTCGATCAATTAGAAACATATAAATACCCCATGAAAGGAAAAGTTTTTAATTATTTAATAGAAAATAAAATGAATATGTTAATTGAATGTGCAGGAGAGTTTTAAGTGGAAATATATGAGATTTTAGATAAAGTAGCAGCCGCTGCTAGTCGTGAAGATAAGATGAAGGTCCTAGTTGATAATGATTGTTTAGCTCTTCGTGACATCATGAAGATTAACTTTGATAACGATTTGAAGATACATGTATCAAAGAAGATTGATTGGATGCCATCTGATGATATTACAAACTCTCTTAAGGGAGTTACCAAGTACCTTGTTCCTTTATCTAAGGGGGACATTGAAATAGAAAGAGCTGATAAGTCATTTAAGGCTATGTTGGAACAAATCAATCCCATGGATGCTCAAATCTTATACGATGCTGTTAAAGGTAATCTGAAAGTTAAAGGCTTAACTGAAAAGTTGGTTAAAGGGGTATGGGGTGACAAGTTTATCACCTAACGAACTTCTACTTATATCAACAGCAATGCTAGCCATTTACTTTGTATGGTATTGCGCTAACCACCCTTAAATTATGCCTGTATACAACTTTGAACACAATGATACCAAAGAGATTTGGGAAGACACTATGCCTTACACAGATAAAGCTGCGTATATGGAAGAACACAATTGTCGCTTAATATTCTTACAAGGACCTGCCGTAATAGGAACCTCTAAAGATATCTACTCAAAATCGTCTAATGAGTTTCGTGATAAGATGACTACCATTAAGAAAGGCTATCCCACAAAAGGTCGTAATAAGGCTACAATGGACGGTTGGTAGCTGTTGACCTTTACCTCAATATAGTGTATAATACCTAGTATTGAAACCATAAAAATATATTATGTTTAAACATGAACCAGTTGATCTAGGTTATAAAGACCTATCTTGCATTACCAAGACCACAGGAAGAAAGTATGAAACTCCAAAGGGAAATTCATATCCTTCTATCACAACCGTACTATCATTACAATCAAAAGCAGCTATTAAAAAATGGCGTGATCGCGTAGGGGAAGAGGAAGCTAATAAGATATCATATAAAGCATCTACTAGAGGTACAGCAGTACACGAGATGGCTGAAAAGTATGTTAATAACGATCCAACATGGAACTTAGATATGCCTAATATCTTAGGTGATTTCCTAGCAATCAAACCTATTTTAGATAACAGAGTTGGTATTGTATATGGTCAAGAGCTTCCGTTATACTCTGATCATTTAAAGTTAGCAGGAAGGGTAGATTGCATTGCAGAATTTGATGGTGTATTATCAATCATCGATTATAAGACAAGTAAGAAAGCAAAGAAATATGAATGGGTAAAAAGTTATTTTATGCAGGAATGTTTTTATGCTATTGCGTTTGAAGAAAGAACTGGGGTTCCAATCACTCAACTTGTAACTATAATTGCTGTGGATAGCGATGATCCACAAGTGTTTATTGAGCATAGAGATAATTGGGATAAAGAATTAATTAGATGTATAAAGGAATATAATGAGCAATAGAACAATGGGGTTACTAGATAGTTTAATAGGCGGTGAAGATAAGGATATGTTTGCGTGTCCTGTTGGAACTCAATATGATTACTACTTGAGTGGAGCAATTGAAGCACCTGAACAGTACACTGATATGTTACATCAAATCAGAAACACATCTTCAAATGATACAATTACATTACACCTTAATAGTCCTGGTGGAAGCCTTGCAACTGCATTACAATTTTATAGATGTTTAGGTGAGAGCCAAGCAACTATTGTAGCATCTATTGAAGGTGAATGTATGAGTGCTGCAACAATCATTATGATGCAAGCTGATGCTTACTTGATATCCCCCCACTCTATGTTTATGTTCCATAACTACTCGGGTGGAGTATTTGGTAAGGGTGGTGAAATGATGGATCAATTAGAATTCGAAAGATTGTGGAGTACTAATTTATTACACGAAGTATACAAAGACTTTTTAACAGAAGATGAAGTAAACACTATTCTTGATAATAGAGACATTTGGTTAACATCAGATGAAGTATCTGAAAGACTACAAAGCAGAACAGATAAGTTAACAGAAGAAGCTAATGTCGAAGAAGATTAATTTTGTTGATACCAAAAAGGATCTATGCAAAAGTTGTGTACATGCCTTTAAAGGTGGTTGCCCAGTATGGCCTTGTATGTCCATAACTAAATACTGTGTTCAGTATCGGAAGAAACCATAATATTTAGGTGGGAATAAAGTGAAATAACTGTTGACCTTTTGGTAGTTTTATTGTATAATGTAATTATAAACAATCAAAAAGGAGTTACAAATGACAACATTAATACAAGAAATCCAAACAGCAATCACTATCGCAGCTTTACTAGATGAAAATAAATTAGAGAACGGAAAGGTAAACTGGAACTTCGTAGATGCTGATGTGTGTATTCAATTCGGTGACCACTTTAAACTAATCGGGGATCTTCTTAATGAAACTGCTGATGCATATGAAGCTGGTTTGAAACGTGAAAAACGTATCACAAGACTAGCTGATGATCTATTAGATATTGACTTTAGTGGACCAATTACCGATTTCAATGGTAACTTGATGGGTCAAACAGAAGAGTCACGTGAGTGGTTAATGGGACAAGGATTAAGCGTATAATGAAAGATAATATAATTCTAGTAGATTGTGATGGAGTCCTATTGGATTGGGAGCAATATTTCACTCATTGGATGAAAGAAAAACATGATATGACACCGTGTAATCCAAAGGAATATAACATAGGTAAGATGTTTGGTATAACCCCAGCAGAAGGTAAACGTTATGTAGGTGCATTTAATAGCTCTGACAATATGGCTAACTTAGGACCTCTTAGAGATGCCGTGAAGTATGTGCGTAAGTTATACACTGATCATGGATTTAGGTTCCACGTTATTACATCTCAAACAAATGATATACCAGCTCAAGAGTTTCGTAAGTATAACTTAGAGAAACTGTTTGGTGAAGATGTATTTGAAGGGTTCACTATCTTAGATCAGGGTGCTGATAAAAATGATGCATTACTTAAATGGGAAGACACTGGGTGTTACTGGATTGAAGACAAACCAGAGAACTACATGGTTGGTTATCACTTAGGGCTGGAACCTATCTTAATGGGACATCAACACAATGTAGGATTTGATGGTAATGTTGTAAACAATTGGAAAGAAATTTATAATAAAATAACAGGAGAAGTATAATGGTAGTATTATGTGTAATAATTTTAACTATTGTGGCATTTGGTTTGGGCTATGTAGTTGCAAGTGCAAGTATGAATTGGGAAACTAAGGAGTGGAAATAATGCCAGAATTTGATTTAGGATATTTTATTATAGGCTTGGTGATTGCACATATCATATACAAGTTAGAAGTTATTAGTGGAGACATTAAAGAGATTATAAATGATGATTGAGTATCAATGGTATATCATAGCAGCTTTAGTGCTAGGTGCGTATAAGGTTGGGATATGGGTTGGAGTTACAGTAACCACAAATGAAGTATTAGATATAATCAGTAAAGAAACAAAGAAGTAGTATAATATTAGCCGATTTAAGCATCGGTTTTTTATCGCACTAAATAACTATATTATGTTTTGATTATATAAATAAACTATATAAAGTAAAGGTCAACATAGATACCTGCGATTATGCGAAATCTATTAAACATTAGGAGAAATAAATGAAAAATTTATTCGTAGCATTAACAGTGCTTTTAACAGTAACATCAGCAAGTGCATTCTTAGACAACGCAAACTTTAACCCTTGGGATAATGATAACAACAATCGTTGGTCATTTAACAACTCTAATGGTAATGCTGACGACAACGGAATCTTTGCATACAATAGTTACGACTACTGGGATCCACGTTGGTACTCAACTGAGTTTACTAATATGGTAAATGAGATTGATGATGAGTCAAATGATCAGTATGCTTTAAACAGATACAAGTTTCCAGCAGAAGTAAAATAACTATATACTAATATAGTAATAAAGAGGCTCCTTCGGGAGTCTTTTTAGGTATAGAGAATAATATAGGAGTACGATTAATGGATATTAAAAAAGCACAAACATGGATGATGACTAATTGCCCACTACCAAAAGCAGTTCGTTGGGCTAAGAATCATTTTAAAAATTTAGACAAATATGAGAAGTAATATGGATATGGGATTGGTTTTAATAAATTTAATCATGGCAAGTGCTTTAGTGTTTGCCTTTTATATAACACAACAAGATAGAAATTATTTCTGTCAAAAAGTATGGAGTAAAGTATGGAACAAGTGAAGGGCATTTTAATTGCTATTACATTATGGACAGTTTTAATTATGATGGGTACTGCTAAGGCTTTAGTCACTATGGACATCGATAAGTGGAATGGACCATCAGGTACTTATGTATGTAAAGATGTAAAGACTTGTTGGTTATTATATAGAGCAGCCGAAGTTCGTGGTGATACTTATTATTGCAACTCGGCTATCATTAAACGTGATGGAAAGGTCGTTTGGTTTAAGAACTTTTATAAATAGAATTATAAACTGAATGTTGTATGGCGATTCCATTAGGAGAAATATATGGAATTAGGCTATGCCTTAAATACATTGTACTTCCTTGTCTCTGCAGTCTTAGTGATGTGGATGGCAGCTGGTTTTACAATGTTGGAAGCAGGATCGGTTCGTTCGAAGAACGTAACAGAGATTCTTTTAAAAAATGTTGCACTTTATAGTGTGGCATCATTAACCTTCTTGTTTGTGGGTTATGAGTTAATGTACGGTGGATGGAATGCTCCAGAAGACCACGCATTAATGAGTGACTTTTTCTTTCAAGTAGTATTTGTAGCAACAGCTATGTCAGTGGTTTCTGGCGCTGTTGCTGAACGCAAGAAATTGTGGTCATTTTTAATCTTTGCTGGTATCTTTACAGCAGTGATTTATCCAATTCAAGGCTCGTGGTCTTGGGGTGGAGGATGGTTATCTGAAGTAGGGTTCTTTGACTTTGCAGGTTCAGGTATCGTTCATATGGCAGGTGCGGCGGCCGCTTTGGCCGCTGTACTATTAATCGGTCCACGTAAGGGTAAGTATGATAATAACGGAACCCCCGTTGCTATTCATGGCTCGAGTTCAACGCAAGTTGCTCTTGGAACACTTATTCTTTGGATGGGTTGGTTTGGTTTTAATGGTGGTTCACAGTTAAGTATTCTTGGAATCGACAACGCTAACGCAGTTGCTCAAATCTTTGTTAATACCAATACTGCAGCCGCTGCAGGTTTACTGAGTGCAATGGTGCTCTCAAAACTTTGGTTAAAGAAGACCGCTTTAAACGTGACACTAAATGGTGCGTTAGCTGGACTAGTAGTTATTACTGCTGATCCGTTCACGCCTTCACCTGAGATTGCTGCCTTATATGGTGCAATCGGTGGATTGATTGTTCCAATTTCAATGGCATTGCTTGAGAAATGGGGTATTGATGATCCAGTAGGTGCCATTTCTGTTCACGGTGTAGCAGGTATTGTGGGACTAATGTTGGTTCCAATTTTAAATATCGACGCTACGTTATACGGACAAGCTGTTGGTACTGGTGCAATCTTTGTGTTTGTGTTTGGTACATCAATGGTTGTTTGGTATCTACTCAAAATGACTATCGGTCTGCGAGTAGGAGAAGAGGAAGAACTTGTTGGTTCTGATATGTGGGAAACAGGCGAATCAGCCTATCCTGAATTCATGGACAAAAATAAGTAATACTTTAATCATCGTTATACAACATACCTAACCCTCTTAATTGAGGGTTTTTTCATATATAAATATTCGTAATGATTAAACTATACGAGTGATACGAATGAGTAGAAAGTCTAACATGGTAAGTGCTTTAGTATTTGCCATTTATATAACACAACAAGATAGAAATCATTTCTGTCAAAAAGTATGGAGTAAAGTATGGACGAAAAGATAAACAAAATGATTGCTCTAGCCATTGTCGTAATGGTGTGGTTAGGATTATCTATAATGTCTCCAGCTAAGGCTGATGTTGTTACAATGGATGTTGTTAAGCATGATGGTATGGGATCTTCAGGTACCTGGAGATGTGAGGATTTTTATCAATGTTACTTAATAGTGCTATCAGGTGAGTACAGAAACCAAACTAGCGATTGTAAAACTATTACTATTAAACGCAATGGCAGAGTAATATGGCATAGAGATTACAACGATCCATATTGGAAATCTATGCAACAATCCCGTAACTAATAAAGTAGCATTTCTGCCCATATTGAGGCATTATTGATATAATGTGGGTTATATATATTAATGTATTATGAAAGTGTAGTACGAATTTTAATTTAACAATAGGAATATAAAATGACTAAAAATTTAATCGCTGTATTAGCAGCAACAATGACAACAGCTTCAATGGCTGTAATTGACATTTCAGGTACTTATGAAGGTACATTTACCGACGGCAATCCTGGAGCAGCAACTTATGCTCAAGACTTAGACTTGACAATGGTTGGTTCAGATGATGAAACTTCAGTAACTATCTTAATGGAAGACTTAACAGGTGGCTCTGCTGTAACAGCTAACCAAGTGTTTATTGAAACTAAGATCGAAGGTTTAAACTTTAAAGGTGGTAACTTCAAAGGTCAAAATGGTTCTGGCTTATTACAAGCAAAGACTCCTGTAGCTAATCAAATGGAATTAGGTTTTGATATTGCTGGTAACGGTGTTACATTAGGTCAAGTATCTGGTGCTGGTCAAGTAACTGTAGACGCTTCTGCTGAGTTTGCTGGTGTTGGTATTACAGTACAAAATGCTACTCAATCAAATCGTTTTGTAACAGCTGTTACAAACTTCTTTGGTTTTGGTGCAACTGCTGAGACTCAAAATACTACTGTTGGACGTAACACTGGTGTTTCTGCTAATATTGCTTTAGGTGAACAGAACGTCGTTGGTGTAACAGGTGTGTATATTGATGTAAATGATGCTACTGCTGTAACTCAAGATGATGGTGTGTTTGGTGATATCTCAGATACTATTAACGGCAATGATGTTGTTGGTGGTATGGTTGAAGTTAATTCTGTTGCTGGTAAAGTAACTGCTAAAATGTGGGAAAAGAATGACTTAAACAACTACAAAGGTGAACTTGATCGTGGTGTTATGAACTACTCTTATCAGAAGAATGAATCAACTGATGGTGTGTTTGCTGCTAAGATGAATATTACTTTCTAAGTAAACTTTACTTAAGTTAATAAGAGGACCTTAATCGGTCCTTTTTAGTATCTGGCTGTATTTTGTATTCTACTGTTCCTGGAAAATCTTGAAGATCTAGAAAAAAATCTATTAGGTATAACTAGTTATACGATTTTAG